CACGTACAACCTGCCGAACTACGTGGGCGAGCTCTTCAACGTGAGCCCGTCCGAGACGCCCCTCCTCTCCGCGATCGGTGGCCTCACCGGTGGCGAGGAGGTCAAGTCGGTCGAGTTCGAGTGGCAGGAGGAGGACCTGCGCGAGTCGCAGGAGAACCGCTCCCGTCTCGAGGGCGCGAACGCCCAGAACTCGGACCAGCGCGTCCGCCGCAACGTGAAGAACGTCGTCGAGATCCACCAGGAGACCGTCGAGCTGTCCTACACGAAGCAGGCCGCGACCGGTCAGACCTCGGGCGTGAACAACGACCAGGTGAACCCGGTGACGAACGAGATGGACCACCAGCTCGAGCTCGCGCTCGCGGCGAAGGCCGTCGACATCGAGCTGTCGTTCATCCTCGGCCGCAAGTTCGTCCCGAACGACAACACGACCGCCCGCAAGACGGGCGGTCTGATCGAGGCGATCACGACCAACGTCATCGACCTCGGCACGTCGTTCACCGGGCTGGCGGCGTCGACCGACACCATCGCGCAGGTCGCCACGCCCTTCGCGAACGGCGACGCGCTCCGCTTCACGAGCGTCGGCGTCTCGACCGCGATCCGCCTCGACCGCGTCTACTACGTCGTCGGCAAGACGACCGACGCGTTCAAGGTCTCCGCGACCAAGGGCGGCGCCCCGATCGTGATCGGCACGGCCACGGTCGCCGTGTCGAAGCTCACCACGGCGGGACCGACGAAGGACACCTACGACGAGCTGTTCGAGGACGTCTTCCAGGCGGGCGGCCTCGGCGACGAGACGGCGACGATCATCGTGTCGGCGCGGCAGAAGCGCAACCTCTCCACGGCGTACGCGATGGCGTTCGGCCAGTACCAGGAGCAGTCGCGCAACGTCGGCGGCGTGAACTTCACGACGATCATGTCGGACTTCGGCACGTTCAACGTGCTGCTCGACCGGTGGATGCCGGCCGACGCGTTCGCGGTCTCGACGCTGTCGCAGCTCAAGCCGAAGTTCCTCGTGAAGCCGGGCTCGGGCCACTTCTACTCGGAGCCGCTCGCGAAGATCGGCGCGTCCGACCGCGAGCAGCTCTACGGCGAGGTCGGCCTGCAGTGGGGCAACGAGCGGGCCCACGGCATCATCCGAGGCCTCCCGGTCGCGCCCGTCTGGGCGTGACATCCCCGGGGGCCGGGCATCCGCCCGGCCCCACCCCTCAACCCTGAGCAGGAGAACAGGACCATGAGCCCCACCATCAAACACCCCGCGCCGGTCTCCGGCACGGTCAGCGCCGTCGGCCTCGACTTTGTCGACGGCGTCGCCGAGGTGAAGACGATCTCCGACGAGGCCCGCGCGGTACTCGTCGAGCACGGCTTCACCATCGACGACGGCAAGGCCCCGGCGGTCATCCCCGACGGCGACCCGGTCGAGTCGTGGACCGTCGACCAGCTCAAGGCGTACGCCGAGCGCGAGTCGATCGACCTCGGCGACGCGAAGAAGAAGGACGACCTCCTCTCGGCGATCGCGAAGGCTGACAAGGCCGCGGGCGGCTCGCAGGAGTAGCCCAGCCGGGCCCGGAGCGTTCACATGGGGGGCGCTCCGGGCCCACCCGATGGCACGTAGCTCAGCAGGCGGAGCACCCGACTGTTGATCGGACGCGCGCAGGTTCGAACCCTGCCGTGCCAGCCACACCCCGACCACTCAGGAGGTCATCGTGATCCGCATCACTCACCCGCGCCCGAAGGCCGGCCGTCAGCGGTTCCTCGGCGTCGAGTTCGTCGACGGCACCGCCGAGGTGCCCGACCTGCACCCGGTGCGGGAGCAGGCGCTCCTGCAGCACGGCGCGACCATCGAGCTCGAGGGCGTCACCCTCGACGACATGACCGTGCCCGAGCTGCGCGAAGAGGCGAAGGCGTGGGGGCTCACCGTCCCGAAGAAGACGACGAAGGCGCAACTCATCGACCTCATCTCCAACCAGCCCGTCCACGAGCTGACCGCCGAGCTCGACCTCGAAGCGGAGTCGCGGCGCGAGTTCCTGGCGGCGCACACGGTGCCGCTCGAGCCTGGCGAGGAGTAGCCGATGGTCATGCGCGTCTACGCGACCACCGCCGAGTACGACGAGTTCGCCGAGGAGCCGTGGGACGGCACACCCGAGGCGCTCACGAAGCGGCTGCGGTCGGCGTCGATCGAGGTCGAGAAGCTCACCCGCCGCGCCGTCTACGACACGGACGCGAACGGGTACCCCACCGATTCCGACGTCGACGACGCGTTCGCTGAGGCGACGTGTGCGATCGCGGAGTACTGGTCGATCACCGATGACCCGACGGGCGCCGAGGCGCACGAGGGCGCGGTGAAGATCGGTTCCGTGTCGCTCGGCACGACGTCGTCGTCGAGTGAGGGCCTGACCGAGCGGGAGAAGCTCGAGCGCCGCATCGGCACGAAGGCGATCGACATCCTCACGAACGCGGGCCTCATCAGCGCCGCGGTCGCCCACACGTAGGAGGTCACCGTGGCTCGCCTGCGGAAGAAGCATCTCCGCCATCGCGTCGACATCGTGCGCTTCGGCGGCGACGGCGCCGAGGGCGACATCTGGGCCGACCCGGTCCTCGCTCGCCCGGCGTACGTCGAGCAGAAGTCGCGCCTCGTGGTCGACCGCCGTTCAACGTCGCCGACGTCGGGGCAAGAGGTCACGTCGACCACGTTCGTCGTGCTCCTCCTCGACGACGACGCCCAGCCGCGCACGAAGGTGACCGTCTGGAAGGGCACCCCGCGCGAGCGCACGTCCGAGGTCATCGACTCCGCGTACTTCGAGTACGACGGCACCCCGTCGCACGTCGAGCTCTACCTCGAGTAGGAGGCCGTCATGGGTGTTCGAGCGACCGTCTCCATGTCGGGCCGCGGCTTCGCGGATGCTGGCGAGGAGGTGCTGCAGCGGCTCGCGCGCGGCGAGACCCTCGCCGCCGAGCGCCTGCTCGCGCTCTCCGCCGAGGAGGTGCCTCTCGACCTCGGCACCCTGCTCGGCTCCGGTGCCGTGGTGCCCGCGACCGACCCCGAAGAGGGCGCGGCCGTGACGTACGACACCCCGTACGCCGCACGCCTGCACGAGCACCCCGAGTACCAGTTCCAGGGCGGCCGCAAGGGGAAGTACGTCGAGGACCCCGCGGTCGAGCACCGCAAGGAGCTTGGCGACATCATCCGCAAGGAGGTGCGCGGTGGCTGACGCACCCGAGATCGTCCTGAACCGTGCGCTCGCGCAACTGCTCCACGACGCGAACCTCGCCGTCTACCAGCCGACCGGCGCCATCCCGGATCGCGGCATCCGCCTCGACGGGATCATGCCGACGATCAACCAGTTCACGCTCCTTACCCCGCTGTCGCCGATCGCTGACGGCCGCGCGGACATGGTCTACCGGACGCAGCTCTACACGCGCCGCACCGGGTCGCTCGCGACCGTCCGAGGCTGGGCGGCCGACTTGCGTGCCCTCGTCGACCAGAAGGAGTACACGCCCAACGTGCTCGGCATCTCGTGGGCGTACGAGTTCTCGGTCCTCGACTTCGAGCCCGACTCGCAGGGCCGTTCCGCGGTCGCCTGCACCTACCACTTCCGCGGTCGACGCGGATAGAAGCCCCAGAGGGGACCCGGCCCGCCAGGGCACCACCACAACCGAAGGAGAACCGGCCATGGCCGATCACACTCTCTACGACACGACGGTCCCCTCGGCGGGATCGGTCGCGCTCGCGCACCAGAAGATCCTCCGCATCAAGCAGGCGGGCGTGTTCGTGAACGTCACGGGCGACATCAACAACCTCGCCGGCAACCCGACCCCGATCGAGGTGCAGCGCGAGGTGTACGGCACCAAGGCGCGGCAGTCGTCCGACATCATCGGGTACAACTTCGCACCGACGTTCAGCGTCGAGGGCGTCCGCGACCCCGTCACGAAGCAGCTCGTCGCCGCCCAGGGGTGGGTCGTCGACCTCCTCGACGCCGCCTACAGCGAGGGCGAGCTCAACAAGCGCGAGTTCCAGTGGTTCGACGCGCTCGACGAGCGGCTGCCCGCGTTCGAGGGCAAGTTCTCCGTCGCCGTTGCGGACCTGAACACCGGGTTCGCCGACAAGGGCGGCTGGACGTTCACGCTCAAGAACGACGGCGTCGTCGAGCGCATCACGTCGCCGATCGCGGGCAACGGGGCGCCGATCCTCGAGTCCGCGACCCCGCCGAGCCAGACCGTGGGCGACCAGATCGTCATCCGCGGCTACAACCTCGACACGACCACGGCCGTCACGATCGACGGTCAGACCGTCACCGAGAAGCTCGTCGTCGACCGCAACGCGCTCGTGATCGTGATCCCCGCGACCGTGGCCGGCTCGGCGCCGATCATCGTCACCAACCCGGCCGGCGCGTCTGCACCGCTGCCGTACACGGCGCTCTAGGTCGAGGAGGGCAGGGACTCCATGACTGTGACCGCTGAACTGGTCGGCCGCGACCTGCACCTGACCGTGGAGGGGATCGAGCAACCGTTCGTTGTTCGGCCCCTCCCCGGCCGGGCGGGCCTGCAGGCCACCAACACGTACCTCAACGGGGCGGCAGGCGTCGCCCGCGCCGAGGAAATGGCCGACGTCATCATCATGTGTGTCGACGGCGCCCGCCTCGACCCGACCACCGACTGGTGGGTGCCCGTCCCCGAGGACGAGCAGACGAACTACGCCCGCATCGGCCTCGAGCTCTCCCAGGCCGAAGCCGACTCGGTGCTCATGCCGGCGTTCTTCTGGCAGACGACCCTCGGCCTCGACGGCGTCCGCACGTACATCGAGGGCGGTGAGGGCATCGCCGGCACGGTAAAAGCGACCGGGGCTCTCGTGGCCCGTTTGGGTCGCTTGAGCCCGCAGACCTCGCCCCGTACGGTCTCGGACGCCCTGACGAGCGCGGCATCTACCCCGAGTACGTCTTCCCGCCCGGGTGGCGCGAAGCCCGGGAAGCAGCCGCAAGACAAGCGGCCCAAGAAGCCGAAGCCGCGGAAGGGCTGACCGCGCGCGAGCTCTGGGCGCTGGTCCTCCCCCAGCTGTTCGGCGAGGTCGAACTCGACCTCGCCCAGTCGGGCCTGATCCCCGACCTCGACAAGGCGCTCGACGGCCGTCCGTGGCACTTCATCCGGGCGGCCGTTGAGCGGCTCACCCGCACCGACTCGACCTGGACGAAGGAGGCCGTTCATGGGCGGATTCGACGCCGGCGCGCTGTTCTTCATGATCAAGGCGGCCGGGGCACAGGTCTTCCGGCAGGACATGCGGGACGCCGACCAGGCGATCGCGAAGACGGGGGCCTCGGCGACCCGGGCGGCGAAGCAGGTCGACGGGCTCGGTGACGCGACCGACAAGACGTCGCGGAAGTCGCGCTCCGCGAAGCAGCCGCTCGACGAGCAGGCGAAGGCGACCGAGAAGGTCGGCAACGAGTCTGCCCGGTCGAAGGCGAAGCAGGACGAGCAGGCGTCCGCGACCGAGCGGCAGGCGGAGTCCGCGAAGAAGCTCTCGGTCGCGCTCCTCGCCGCCGGCGTCGCCGTCACCGCGCTCGTCGGCCTCTCGGTCGCGAAGTGGGCCACCTTCGACCAGGCGATGTCGCAGACGGCCGCCGCGACCATGGCGACCGCGGCCGAGCAGGAGAAGCTCGGCGACGCCGCGCTCGAGGCGGGCGCGGACACCGCGTACTCGGCCACCGAAGCCGCGAACGCTGAGGAAGAGCTCGCGAAGGCGGGCCTCAACACCGCCGAGATCGTCGGCGGCGGCCTCACCTCGTCGCTCGCGCTCGCGGCTGCCGGGCAGCTCGAAGTCGCCCGGTCGGCGACGATCATGGCGACCACGCTCAAGCAGTTCGGCCTCGACGCGGAGGACGCGTCCCACGTCTCCGACCTCCTCGCCGCCGGTGCGGGCAAGGCGCAGGGCTCCGTCGACGACCTCGCGAACGCGATGAAGTTCGTCGGGCCCGTCGCGAACAGCCTCGGCCTCTCGCTCGAGGAGACGACCGGCATCCTCGCGATGTTCGCCGAGCAGGGCATCATCGGCGAGCAGGCGGGCACGAGCCTGCGCGGCGTGCTCTCGTCGCTCACGTCGCCGTCGACACTCGCGTCGAAGACGCTCGAGAAGTACAACGTCTCCCTCTACGACGGCAACCAGAAGATGAAGTCGGGCGCGCAGATCGCCGGCGAACTCCACAAGGCGTTCAACGGCCTCACGGACGCCGAGCGCCAGGAGGCCCTCGGCCGCATCTTCGGCAACGAGCAGATCACCGCCGCGACGATCCTCATGCGCGGCGGCGCCGACGCGGTCGAGGACTGGACCGAGAAGGTCAACGACTCGGGCTACGCCGCCGAACAGGCCGCGATGCGGCAGGACAACCTCGCGGGCGACGTCGAGAAGCTCGGCGGCGCGTTCGACACCGCGCTCATCAAGACGGGGTCCGGCGCGAACGACGTGCTCCGCGACATGGTGCAGACCGTCACCTTCCTCGTCGACGGGTACGGCGAGCTCCCCGAGCCGATCCAGGCGACAGCGCTCGTGCTCGGCGCCGGCACCGCAGCCATGCTGCTGTTCTCGGGCGGCGCGGTCGCAGCCGTGGGCAAGTTCGCCGAGCTCAAGAAGACCCTCGAGCTCGCCAACATCAGCATGGCGCGCACGGCGCTCATCGCCGGAGGTGTCGGCATCGCGCTCACGGGCGTGCTCGCCGTGATCGGGCTGATCGCGTCGGCACAGGCCGAGGCTCGAGCGAAGGCGCAGGCGTACGCAGACACCTTCGAAGAGGGCACGACCCGAATGACGGACGCGACCCGCGAACTCGTGGCATCGAACCTCGCGGCGGAGAAGTCGTACCTGTGGATCTCGCAGGGCTCGGCCTTCGACGCCGCGCAGAAGCTCGGATACGGCCTCGAGACGGTAACCGACGCCGCGGCCGGCAACGCCGACGCGCTGTCGGATCTCCGCGTCGTGATGGAGGCCTACAACGGCGACCAGAAGGCCATCCAAGAGCTCGCCGACAAGACCGGTCTCTCGTTCGTCGAGGCCGGGCAGGCGGCGTACGTGCTCGGGTCGGCAATCGAAGCGGAGAGCGACGCGCAAGACCGTGCGCGGCACTCGACCGAGCAGAAGAACAAGGCGACCGAGGACGGCGCCGCCGTCTCCCGCGACGGAGCCGACGCATCCCAGACCGCCGCGACCGCCTACTTGGACGCCGCGGACGGGGCGGAGCAGCTCAGCGATCAGATCAATCAGCTCATCGACTCCATCAACGAGGCGAACGGCATCGGTCAGGACGCCGTCTCGACAAACGCGGCCTACCAGGAAGCGATCGCTGACATCTCGAAAGAGGTGCAGGCCCAGAAGGATGCTTACGAGGAAGCGAACGGCACGCTCGACGGGTACAAGTTCTCGCTCGACGAGTCGACCGCTGCCGGCTCGGCCAACGCCGACATGCTCGCGGACGTCGCGGCGAAGGCACAGGCGAGCGCCGAGGCGACCTATCAGCAGGACCTCAAAACGATGGACGCCAAGGCCGCAGTCGAGAAGTACAACTCGACGCTCGCTGCGAGTCGGGACGCACTCA